GCCGCTTGAAGCGGCTGCTCGAGATAGTAATGCAATGTCAAACCTTCAGTGCCCACTTTAGTGGGTGAGCCTGTATTCGCCCCTTTTAGGGGCTGTGCAAACCACCACTTCAGTGGTGGTTATGATTCATTATGGCAGATAGGTAAGAATAAGATGGTCTGATCTTATGTCGGGGATTTTATTATTTAACACACAATAATACACTTTATTAGCTATAATATCTGCTGCGCGTACCAAAGGCTTTTTGGCTGAATTGCAATAATTAACATTGACGCCTGTTAGTGATGGTAGAATCGGTGGGTAGAAGGTATCCCATTTGAAATTAAAAGTGCCGATTTTATACTCCTGTATGAGTGCTTCTCGCAATTCATATCTGCCGTCTGTGGCAGTGGTATGCTCATCGCAATTAACTGCTAATGTGTTGGGTTCATTTGAATCAATTAATCCTTTTGCTATTAAATGCTTTAAAAGATTCTTTAAGCCAACTTTATATGCATAATCTAAAAATCTTTGTTTACTCTTCTTATCATCAAATATATTTTTAAGAACTGACTGTTGCCTTATTATAACAGCAAATTTGTAGTATGAATTCAACGAACGATATAGCTTTCCCTTTTCTGCATTGGTAATATGAGTTGCTTTAAGTTCGTAACCTCTTTTATATTTTCCAGAGGAATTTAACGCTCTTTCTGCTGCAATGTATTTTCTGATGGCTATGTCCTTTGCTTCATTTCCTAATAGAATAAGACCGCCAAAAACAAAATAATCATTATGTAGATTGTCAAATACACCCGATTCATCAGAATATACAAATAAATCCATTGACACACTTCCTTAAACGAAAAAAGCCGCCTGACGGCGGCCCTCATGACCGGCGACATTACATGTCGCTTAAACGTGAATTCGGTATCATGAGTATACAGCGCATCTCTGCCTGCAACTATATTATACACCATATTTACGGAAATGTCAATAGGAAAGTTATGGATTTTATTTTAAATTTATGGAGGTGTCGGTGATGCCGAGGAAGGCACTGAAACCGTGCAAGCATCCCGGTTGTCCGAGACTGACCGAGGGTGCGTACTGTGACGAACACAAGCCCTTGCACCCTGACCGACCGTCTGCCGCCAAGCGTGGCTACGGCAGCAAGTGGCAGCGTGTCAGCAAGGCGTACCTGCGGAAGCATCCGCTGTGCGTGAAGTGTCTGGCGCAGGGAAAGTATGTGACGGCAACCGTTGTCGACCATATCGTTCCGCACCGTGGCGATCACTACCTGATGTGGAGCGACACCAACTGGCAGGCGCTTTGCAAGGCGTGTCACGATAAGAAAACCGGAACCGAGGACAGCAGACCTACTTACAGGTATGGCTGATGTCATCGACAATCTCGTATTTGCCGTCCAGCTTTTCTTTCAGTTCACGAATTGCATCCAGCATATCAGTATTGAAAGCGGCCTCCTCGTCACTGCTCTTAAAGCCGACGTATGAGAATTCTATTTCGTTGTTGATAAACAGAGCGTGATAGCGTCTCTGAAGATCACTGAATCGTGCATCTAATTCAGTATCATTGCGCAGTTCGTCCGGAAGGCGTGTATCTATTATCCCGCCGTCTTCAGCGTATAACCATACCGGATAGGTTCCGTATTCAAGTAAAAGACGAATCTTTTTCATCATAAAAGTACCTCCGCATTTATTTGTATTATTATAACACAAATCTCGTGTAATCGCAATGGGGAGGGGATGGGGGCTGCCCGGTGGGGGTATCAAAATCTCTACGAAGCAGCGATTACAAGACCGGCGCCCCCTCTCACGCACAAAAAGTGCAGTTCAAACACCCGATTAACCCCTCGAATATTTTTACAAGCCGAAATCCGCGTGGTTTCGGCATTTTTTATAGGCAGGTGATGATATGGCAAAGGACGGTACAAACCGTGGTGGACGCAGAGTCCGCGCAGGTGACAAGCCGAAGCCCCTCGCCGAGAAAATTGCCGCAGGAAAGGATGCCGACATCATCGAATTCACCCCGACCACGCTGGAAGGTGCTGACCTTGATGATGCCGCTGACCTTGTCGGTGAGGATATGCCCTCGCCGAGTGAATACCTCTCGGCACGGCAGAAGGACGGCAAGCCCCTCGGCGCTGATGAAATTTATAAGGAAACATGGATATGGCTGAAGAATCGCGGCTGCGAAAAGCTGGTAAACAAGCGACTGCTCGAAAGCTACTCGCTGGCGTTCGCTCGTTTTATCCAGTGCGAGGATGCGCTCTCGACCTACGGTCTGCTCGGCAAGCACCCGACGACCGGCGGCGTGGTCGCATCTCCGTTCGCATCCCTCAGCCAGTCCTATCAGAAACAGGCAAATCTGCTCTGGTATGAAATTTTCGATATCGTGAAGCAGAACTGCACCACAAAATTTGACGGCTCTCCGCAGGACGATATGATGGAGCAGCTACTCCGCAGCAGGAAGTGAGGTACACATGAAAACAACGACTGACTTTCAGCTTGTCAGTACCGACAAGCTCATTCCGTATGTAAATAACGCCCGCACTCACTCGCCAGAGCAGATCAAGAAGCTCCGTTCCTCGCTGCGTGAGTTCGGTTTCGTCAATCCCGTCATCATCGACCGCGAGTACAATGTCATCGCAGGTCACGGTCGTCTGATGGCAGCGAAGGAGGAAGGCATCACGGAAGTGCCGTGTGTCTATGTTGACCACCTGACCGATGCGCAGAAGAAAGCCTACATCCTTGCTGATAACCGTATGGCGTTGGATGCAGGCTGGGACGAGGAGCTTCTCGCCGTGGAGATGCAGGAACTGCAAGACCTCGGCTATGACCTTTCCTTGACCGGCTTCGATGAAAAGGAGCTGGCTGACCTGTTCTCCGACGGCACGGACTCCGATGCAAAGGATGATGATTTCGACCTGACCGCTGCGCTGGAGAAGGCTTCCTTCGTGGAGCGCGGAGATGTGTGGACGGTCGGCAGGCATCGCCTCATGTGTGGTGACGCGACCAGCCCCGAAGATGTAAATACATTGATGGGCAACACGAAAGCAAACCTCATTCTGACCGATCCGCCCTACGGTGTATCTTTCAAAAGCTCCAGCGGGCTGACCATTCAGAACGACAGCATGAAAAACGAGGAGTTTTATAACTTCCTGCTGGCGGCATTTCAGTGCATGGCAGCACACCTCGAAAAAGGCGGTGCGGCTTATGTATTCCATGCCGATACGGAAGGACTGAATTTCCGCAGGGCGTTCATCGATGCTGGCTTCCACCTTGCTGGCTGCTGCATCTGGGTGAAGGACAGCCTTGTGCTGGGACGCTCCGACTATCAGTGGCAGCACGAACCGGTGCTGTACGGCTTCATGCAGAACGGCAAGCACAAGTGGTATTCCGACCGCAAACAGACGACCATCTGGCATTTCGACAAGCCGAAGCGCAATGCGAACCACCCGACCAGCAAGCCCCTCGATCTGCTCGGCTATCCCATCGGTAACTCCTCGCAGGAGAATGCTGTGGTCATCGACACCTTCGGCGGCAGCGGCTCGACGCTCATGGCGTGTGAGCAGATGAACCGCATCTGCTGTATGATGGAGCTTGACGAAAAATACGCCTCCGTCATTCTCCGGCGCTACGTTGAGGACACCGGTGATTCCGAAGGCGTGTATGTAATTCGTAACGGACAGCAGATTCCTTATTCTGATCTGGTCAAAGAGGTCGAGACGAAGGAAGGCTGATGGTGTAAAAATAAGAATCTATTTTTTGGTGTTTGAGAGTTTGAGAAAGAATTCGTTTATATCTCCAGCGAAAATGCCATATGGATTTTCTTCATATACTTCAAAATGACCATATCCCGGATCATTCCATTCAATAACACCAGAATCGTTATTAAACAATAGTAATATCTCTCCAACATCGGCATCAACGGTACCAATCAATGCTCTTTTACCCATGTTATATCCGCCTGTCCACCTTGTAAATGCTAATTGAACTAAGTTTTCATAGTGGTCTAATGAACCAAGTGGATACAAGTCAAAATATAACTCACCTGAAATGAGCGATATCCATGAATCAAATTCCTTGTTAGGTGGCTTTGCAAACTGAGATTCTTCAAGAAAATTTTTTCCCTCAATATATTTTTGATCATTGCGAATAACTCTTGAATAAAAATCTTTCAATCCCTGATGTATATTGAATCCGACAGTTGATTCTACTAAACTCCAGTCCAGCTGAATGCTTCCGCTTGGTGTGTTTACAAATTCTTCAAACGTAATAATAGTATCTCCCCCTAATCTAATTTTGTTTTTCGTTACTATGATTATACAGCGCATCCGTCGATATGTCAATATCCGGAGACGCTGTAATATGCACAAATCGGTGCAAATCCGTCCCGCACATATTCTCCGTTTTACAGTCTTGCTATCTGTGCGATTCAGAGTTAATATGTGACTACAATCAAAACCGCAGCAAGCGGTGAAAAACAGGAGGTCACATCATGAATATCAGATTCAATATCGAAAAGAGCCAGCGCAAGGCACTGGCGCAGAAAATCGGCGAGCTTGCTGAAATGGATGTCCGCTACTGCGGTGTTCCGAGCTGCGCCTACGAGATCGGCTTCTTCACCCTGAGCAAGGATGCGGTGCTTTCCTTCGCAGACCGCATGGACACCGAGGTCATCGAGAAGGTTCTGGACGGACTTGAAAAGGCAGGCTACACTTCCGAGGACGAGCCGGAAGCCCTGACGATATCGATGCCGAGGGATTTTTTCACGGAGCAGTCAATGAACAATCTACTCCAGCTCATCGCCAACAAGGAAACGCTCCTGAAGCACGCCCTTGTAACGGACAGCCTTGCAATCAACGAGTGCGAGGAAACCATCGAGTTCCCGTGGTTCACGATTAAGCAGGACGGCGATGCTGATGCCTACGCAAAATTCATCACCATGCTTTGCGAGTTTGCGAAGAACCTGCAGCGTGTGGTCAACAAGCCCGATGCCAGCGACAACGAGAAGTACGCATTCCGCTGCTTCCTCCTGCGCCTCGGCATGATCGGCGCAGACTACAAGGCAGCCCGCAAGGTTCTGCTCCGCAACCTGACCGGAAGTTCCGCCTTCCGTCACGGCAAGCCCGAAGGAGGTGCTGACGATGCGGTTTCCGAATGAAGCTGAACTGAAAGCCCTGCAGGAGCGTTATCCCGCAGGCACCCGTATCCGCCTGATTCGCATGGCGGATGATATCGCTCCCGTGCCGCCCGGTACGACCGGAACGGTTGCGATCATCGACGACGCTGGCAATATCCACATGAAGTGGGACAACGGCAGAAGCCTTGCGCTGATCGAAGGCGCAGATGAGTTCGAGGTCATCTCCGGCGGCTGATTTTACAGCCTCCGAGGGCGCCGAAAATGTGAGAACCTATTCCATCGTACCCCATATTACCACACGATTGCAAGTAAGTCAAGGGTGTATAATACACAATCATCAAGGCTGTATTTTCCTCGATATTCTGTGGTTTTAGCGGCTTGATATATCCTCGGTTTAGAGTTAATATGTGACTACCGAAAGGGAAAACACACCAAAAACCAAACAGGAGGATAC